TGATTCAACTGTCGCGAAGCCAGTTGGAACAACGCGCGTTTCAGGACGTGTACGACCGCGAAGCGGTCCAGAATATCTTGATGTTCCCAGATAGGACATCGAATGTGGGACAAGTTCAGAGTCAGAAAGAGCAGGATGCTAAAGTCCGTACGGTGCCGGGTTACGGATTTGCTGAGTGGGATATCGCCGAATGTCACTTCCTATACCGTGTTGATGAGTCTCATTTCGCGCGCATTATCGTATGGTATCACGAGAAATCCGAGACAGTGCTTCGCAGTTTTTATCATTACTATCCGGGCGATATTTATGTCGCTGCTCGGTTGTTTTTCCGAGACGATATGTTTCACGGCCGCGGGTTCGCTGAGATGTTACTTCCGTTTCAAGAAGAAATCTCGGAGATCCACAATCAGCGCCGCGATAACATGACCATCGCGAATATGAAAATGTGGGCCGTCGATCCGCAGAGTCCGCTGCATAAGGGATTTCGTATATTTCCCTCCGCGATGGTTCCTGCGAAGCAGGTACAGGGACAGCCCGAAATCAGCCCGCTTGAAATGGGAATACCGGTGCAGGGGGAAATCGACAGTGAGCGTCTATCACTTGAACTGGCCGAACGACTCTCGGGCGTGTCTCCTCCGATGCAAGGGTACGGTGCCGGAGTCAATACCAAGCGAGGAGTTTACTCTTCTATGGGGACGCTGTCCCTGCTGCAAGAGGGCAATACTCGTACTGATCTTAATGTCAGCGATATACGTTTCGCCCATACCCGTCTTGGACGCTTATTGTGTCTGGAGTACGGTTCATTTGGCGTAGGCGAAGAAAGGCTTCGCAAATTCGGTAGTTTAGCGCCCACCATCGAGTTTGGACTGCAAGCCATTGCCGAAGGCAATATGGCTCTGCCGATTTACAGCTCGACCGCGTCTGTGAATCGGGAGGTGGAGAAACAGTCCGATTTGATGCTCCAGGGCGTGATGGATCGTTACAGGCAGGGTGTTATACAGTTGCTGGGCCAGTTTCCGATGATGCAGCCGCACGTTCAGGCGCAAGCGCTGAAAGAACTGGACGCAGCTCACGTTTTGATGCAGATGACGCTTCGCCACTTCGGCTATGACGAGGTGGACCGGTTGGCGCCTAAACCGGAGGTTCCACAGCCTCCGGGCGCTGGCGCGCCTCCAGGAGGACCGACGCCTCCGCAGACGCCGGGTGCGCCAGCGCCTTCGGCGCCTAGTCCGCAACTGCCTCAGATTATGCCCGCAGGACAGGCCGAAATGACAGCGCCAGGATTCGGGAGGACACAATGACATCGCCAGATGTACCGATTGGATTGCAGCGCCAGGCGTACGAACCGTTTGATCGCGACGCAGTCGCGAAGTGGATGCGAAGTATGCCCCCGTCGTTCCGCGAGTGGCTCGATATGGAATTCAATCAAACGCTCGGTTATCTGCGAAGCGCTAACGACGTGATTACGATATGCCGCTATCAGGGCAAATTGGACGTGCTGGATCAGTTTAGACACTTAAGAGAGGAGGCGTAGCCTCATGCTTTGGAATCGCGAGGAGACACCAGCGGAGCTGCGGGACAAGAAGCCGGAGGAAATCGTCGAAGCGCTGAAAAAGCTCGAAGAGCTGAAGGCGCAGCAGGAGCGTGATTTCGCGGCGCGGGCAGAGATGGAAAAGAAATACAACGATCAGAAGTCTGAGTATGAGCAGATAAAGACGCGTCTGACGGAGTGGGAGCAGTACGGCGAAGCCCAGAAAGCGCAGCAGTATCAGAATATGGCACCGGAGCCGCCGAACGTCTGGACTGATCCGGATAAATACATCGACGAACGTACACGAGGCACTCAAGTCGCGGCTCTGGCCGCGGCCAGGATGGCTGCTAGGCTGACGTTTCAACAGTCGCTTGCGCCGCGGGAAAATAAGATCTTCCAGAAATACGCGGGTGAGGTCGATAAGATGATGGAGACGTACCAACCGATGGCACAAGGGATGCCGCAGAATTGGTACACTGCGTTCACGTACGTAAAAGGTTTGCATGAGCAGGAGATTGCCAAGGCCGAGTCGACGAATACGCAGTTTTTCTCGGAGCCAGCGTCACGCGGCACTGACGTGCAACAGCCCCCTCCGGAGGATAAGCTGACGCCCGAAGAGGAAGAAGTGGTGCAGAAATTCCACTGGAGTCCAGAGGGATATCTCAAGCAGAAGAAACTGGCTACCTTGCATCAGTCGGAACGGGGGAGCTTCGCTCGGTTCCCAGTGCCGGAAAGGAAACGTTAATGGCTGATCCTAAGTTACAATCGCCCCCGACGATGGTTAATCCCGTGACGCTCGAACCGATCGAGCCAAGGGCTCCGAATGCGAAGCCGGACGAACTGGCCGAAGATATCCGCGCGCTGCCCCTGACGCTGCCGGACTTCGCCAACAACATCCAGCCGTATCTCGTAAACAAGGAACTTTGGCCCCGCTGGATCTTCACGGATCGCAGACGCTACGCGCAGGCGCGGGCTCAGGGGTGGCGGAATTGTACCAAACAAGACCTGAAGCCTGGATACGCTACGCTCACGCCATACGAGGAAGAAGGCGGGACGAAGTACATTAACGGCGATTTAATTTTGATGCTCATCGAGCGTAAGCGATATCTGGGCGCGCTTCGCTACAAGCACCAAGTCGCCAGCGCGCTGTCAAATGCCGCGGTCCAACGGACCTTGTCCGCGAAGCGGGCTGTGACGGATCTGGGCGACGAAGTCGCTGCGGTTAACAGGCAACGTATGTCGCAAGGGCACGATCCCGTAATGTCCGTGTTTACACCCGGCGCGGCGGATCTTAACAAAACAGTTCTGGGACAACCTGGTGTTGCACAGAAAGAAGTGTCAAGACTGGGACACGAAGGCAAACCTGACATGGGGTCAGGTCTAGATGCCAAAGTTAAACCATGAAAGGAGCGTAACTCAATGGCAACTGCGTTAATTCAAGAGCGAGGCACCACGTCTGGAAATCAGATGCGGATGTCACGTTTGATTGAGGCGGCAGCCCAGACGTTTTTGGCTGGCACGCCTGTGATGCTTAACACGACAACCGGCGCCGTTCAGGCATGGAACGGCACCACGATCGACAAAGGCATAGCCGGCATAGCGAAGGAATTCGGGGCGAACTTGGCCACGGCCGGAGTCCCCCTAGGAATTCCGTCGCCTCCGTTTGTGCCCGGCACTTTGCCGCCTCCAGGCGGCGGTATGAAGTTCGGCTCGGTTCCGAATATGCCGCTGGCGCAAAATCTGCTCAGGCCGTATTTCAATGACGGACGCACAGGGATCGTGCTGGCGATTACGGACACGCTGTTCTTCGGCCAGATTGGCCCGACGCAAGCCGCGCCTACGGTCGCGGACATAGGGAAGATTTTCGGTCTGACGAAAGACACGGACGATCACTGGTACGTGGATCGTACCAAAACGCTAGCTACGAATGCGGTGCTTCAGGTTACGAATCTGGATCAGTGGGACACTCGTCGCGGAGTGTTGTTCCAGTTCCTACCGAACGTCGCGCAGTTACTTTGCTAGGCTAACCGAGCGCTAGCTCGCGCTCAAGAAAGGTTGTTTACAACATGATGGTTCGAGGCCAATTCTTTCAATTGATGGCTTCGGGGCTGCATGATTTATTCGTCCACTTCTTGGATTTGAAGCAGCGTGACGAAGAATACAGCTACGTCTTCAATATCGAGCAGTCGGATGCGGCTTTCGAAGACGAAGTTGAATTCACCGGCCTCGGTCCATTGCAACCTAAACTCGAGGGTGAAGCGGTCCAGTATGAGGATATCATACAGGGCGGCACCAAGCGATATCTGCATATGCCTTGGGCTCTCGGTGTTCGCGCGTCGTGGGAGTTGATCAAGGATGATCAGTATAAGTTGATCAACCAGGCTCCTAAATGCTTGGCGCGTTCGGCGCACTTTGTCCGAGAAATGATGTCGTGGAATGTCATTAACTTGGGATTTACTACGACGCTCGTGATCGATGGACACACGTTGTTCGATACGATGCATCCTCTGTTAGGCGGTACAGAAGCGACAAACATCGGGCCGGGTGTCGGCAGTGTTGTCAGTGCGCCGGGCACTTACCCTAACAGACCCGCGACGGACGTCGATTTGTCCTTCACTGGCATCCAGTTAGCGATCAATCAGTACGAACGTATGATTGACTCGCGCGGTTTGCCCATCACACTGAAACCCAAATATCTCATTATACCGCCCGAGCAGAAGTGGGTCGCTCGCGAGATCCTCGGTTCTCCGAACAAACCCTACACGGCGGACAATGAGATTAACGCGCTGATCGCTGAGGATCTGATGTACTTCGTGGGTCATTACCTCACGTCCACGACAGCATGGTTCCTCACCGGTGATAAAGATACACACACATTGAAATTTATGGATCGTGAATCGCTCGAGGAGGATTTCAGTGACGATTTCGATACCCGGACAATCAAACAAATCAGCACAATGCGATTCTCGACAGGTGCTACTACGTGGATCGGAACCTGGGGATCAAACGGTCCTTAACGCGGAAATCGTTGCGTACGAGGACTTTTACGCCGAGTGGTCCGATAATCTGAATGAGATTTTCGGAACGGAGGATTAACCGATGCCAATGATGTCAGGCTCGGGCTGGACCGGGATTCCCTGGGTCTTCTGCTCGTGCCATCAATGGCAGTGGCCGTCGTCAATGCTGATCAGACAGGACGGGCTTATCGTTTGTCCGCTAGGACGTGACAATCCGCAACGGACGCGTGTCGTTGACCAACGACAGTTTGTGATACAGCGCGTCCTGTCTGATGGGATCAAAGAACCGGAGCTTGCTCCGATTCTGGTTGATACGCAAGATAATACGAACGAGTTCTAGATGCCGAACCGAAGGTTCAATATCATTTCGGACGCGGGGGACGGGGCGGGTTTCGCGATCCGCCTCGTCGAGGAGGGACACGAAGTAAGATTATGGATTCACGAGAAAGAGGCTAAGTGTGTCTGCGATAATCTAGTGCCGAAGGTCGGCGATGTGGAGGATCTGATCAATGATGCTGAAGTTGGGCGCGACGTGTTTATATTTGATGTCTCTGGTTCTGGCGTCATTGCTGATTTCCTCTCTACACGAGGCTTTCCCGTTCTTGGCGGTTCTATACTTGCTGATAGGCTCGAACGCGACCGTTGCTTTGGGTATGCTGTTATGGCGGAGTCTGACATAGAGATTCCGGAAACTAAATCGTTCACAAGTTTCGAAAAGGCACAGGAGTTTGTAACTAAGAATAGCGCGAAGCGCTGGGTTTATAAACCTAGCAAATTGCTCGGGGATCTATCTTGCTCGCACGTTAGTTACGATGCGGAGGATATGCTTCGCATGTTACGGAGCGTAGAGCGGGATACGGATCTTGCGACACCCGAGTTTGAATTACAAGCCTTCGAAGAAGGCGTAGCTCTATCGACTGAATTGTGGTTCCAGCGCGGTCAGTTAGTCGAGCAGCTCGTCAATCACACACTGGAAAGAAAAGAGTTGATGAATGGAGACATCGGACCATCGGGTGGCTGTATGGGAAACCTCACATGGTTCTGCGAAGGATGCCGCGTCTGCGACGTCGCAAAGCAGCTCGTTCCCTGGTGTCAAGCACAAGGCTATCATGGAATGCTGGACCTCAATGCCATTGTCGCCAAACGCAAAATTTACGGACTTGAGTTTACACCTCGATTCGGTTACGACGCAACTCCAACGTTACTATTTGAACTTGTACGGGCGGGCTTGGGAGAGTTCCTTGAAGCTGCTGCTGGAGGGCAGATCGGTGGTATCGACGTTAGATCAGGTTTTGCGGGAGGGGTCCGGGTAACGATTCCGCCGTGGCCGACAGAGAAGCATCAGGCTGAGTCGGATATACCGATCCGAGGTTTGACAGATAATGAAATCCGAGATACGTACTGGTACAACGTCAAGCGAAGTAGTGAAGACAATTCTCTGGTTACTGCTGGCGCTTGGGGGATTGTTGGGCTTTTTAATTCTCATAGCAGTGATCCGCGCCGGGCCTTAGACAAACCGCTGGACGTTATAGATCGCTTGAAACTGAAGAACAAGCAATATCGTACGGACCTCGGCAAAGTCTTTGCTCAGGATCTCGACAAGCTCGAAGAGCTTGGAGTTGACGTTAACGTTTATGCCTCCGAACAAGCAAGATGAGATACCCGAATATCCGTTCCAGGCGCCGTTCGGTGGCTTGGATAGCGAAGTTCCGCCTTCGTCTATCGGCAACGTCGGCTTCGCAGAGATCCAGAATCTCATCCTCAGGAACAGCTCGGCCACGATTGTTCCGGAATTTACGCCCGTTTTCATCAACGGCGGCGATCCATCACCCGATCATACGCCTATTATGGGCATGTTCGATTTTTTCGATCAAGGAGACATTGGGCAGGAGACGGACGCGCTTCGCCGTTCCGGAGTGTTTACCAAAACACACATGTATTATTTCTTTGGTTCCTCATGGGCCGCCATACCACCCGGCGGTCCAATCGTTGGAGCCGTCCCGCCTGCTGTCCCACCGCCGTTCGTCAACATGTCGTCTGGCCAGGCTTTATCTGGCGGACCGTATGATTTTTTCTCCTCGACGACGCTCGGCTATAAGCTGTTCTTCTCGCAGGGTGTAAATCCGATTCAGGTGTGGGACCCTCGTTATCCGACGTACAACACGGCAGATGATTACGTGCCGCCGATCGCTCAGGGGATACCGGGATATATTCCGGCTCACATTTATCCGGTGCCGGCTAAGTATCTGATGGAACTGGACGAGCATCTGCTGGTCGGCAACACGCGTGAGCTGCCGCCGTCGTGGGTGAACGCTAATCCGGGATATTTCGTGTTGGGCCAACCGCACGACCCGCCCCCGGCTAGCGCTTATTCGCAAGCCGCGCCCCAACGCGTCCACTGGTCCGCGTCGCAGGACGGGCTGGACTGGTCCTCGTTCAGCGCAGGACAGGGAGATATATTTAACAATCTGGGTCCGATCACCGGCATGACGCGTCTGTTTCAGACGGGTTATATCTTTCAACAATGGGGCGTAACGCAAGCGGTTCCGACGGGAATTTCGCAAGCGCCGTTCAATTTCATTACGATGGGGGCTTATGCCAAGGGAAATACGTTGCCTCGCACATTAGCTGCATTCGGCGAAATGATCGCGGCGTACGTCGGGAAAGACGATATTTACGTTTTCGACGGTACGTCGTCCCAACCCATTAGCCAGCATCCGGTTGATGGCAATCGTAGGTTGGGAGCTAGGACGCGGATTTTCCACGATTTGTACACAGTGGTTACCGGCAGTCCGCACGGAAAAGACAACATCTTTGCTGCGATTATGACTAGTGCCAATGGCACTACGTTCGAGGCGTACTGGCTCCTGATACCGACCTTGTCGAAAGCCTGGGTTTATAACTTCGATGAATCGAACTGGACCCAGGTTTATTTCCAGCCGGGACGCTTGAACGGGCCGATCCAGGCCCAGTTCGGTGCGCCCGAGGGCGCGCAAGCGCTCGGCGGCAATCAGGATGTCGATGCGATGGTCATAGCTGACAACCGAGTTATGAGTGTGTCATATATGAATTTCGATCAACCGGGGTTTGTGCCAACGCTCGATTCAATCGGACCGGGGGACGGTTGGTATATCAGGTCCGGTCCGTTGGATTTCGACGATAATCGACACACGCACACGGTGAACAAAATCCGGATCGTCCTGACGGACCTGGGCCGGTGTCAGTTTTATATCAGACTGACGAACGAGAAATCCGAACAGACGCCGTTGCAATTGATTACGACGGGCTCCGGCACGGGGGGACCGATCACGCATGTGGTTGATTTGCAGAACGGCATAACGGGAAAATACATTACGTGGGAACTGTCGGGACCACCCGGTGTGCCGTTTCAACTAGTGGAATTTACGCCTTATCCGATCCCAGGGGGAGAAGTTATGTCGCATTGTCAAGTTACCGTGAATCCGCCCGTGCTGCCCGGTCCCGGTCCTGTCAGTGTTACGATTAGTCCGACGGACGTTACGATTGATTCCGCTGCTACGCAACAGTTTACGTCGTTCGTTATCAACGCGCTGGATCAGCAGGTGACGTGGACCGTGACGGGAAACGGTACGATCTCGGCGAGCGGACTTTATACAGCCCCCTCGATTGACGCGGGGCAAACGGAGACGGCTACGGTTACAGTTACGGCGAATGCCGATCCGACGAAGTCCGCGACGGCG